GGGGCGGCTACGCCAACTGCGCCAACTACCCGCCGGCGCTGGCCGACTGCGGCCTGTACTTCTCGCAGGCCATCATCTGGGTCAAGGAACACCCCGTGCTCACGCGCAAGGATTTCATGGGCAACCACGAGTGGTGCCAGCCTGCGGACACGCAGGTCATGACGCCCGAGGGTGCGGTTCCTATTCAGAGCCTGCGCGATGGCGATCGGGTCATCAGCTACAGTCGCAACTCGAACGTGCTCGTAGGGCTGCGCCAGGGCCTGCCCGTGCGGCAGACCCGGCGGCGTTACCACGGACCGCTACTCTCGGTCCGTGCCGGGCGTTCAGTGACACGCTGCACGCCGGGGCACCATTGGAGCGTGAAGCTCGCCCCGTGGGCGGGGGAGTGGTGGTGTGTCTATCTGATGCGGCGAGGTTGCTGGTGGCGCATCGGGAAGTCCAAGCTCCGCTCCACCTGGGGCGTCGGGGTAAAACACCGGCTCAAGACCGAGGGGGGCGAAGCGGCTTGGATCTTGTCCGTCTATCCCTCGAACGTGGAAGCGACCATCGCCGAGCAACTCATTCTGGCCGAGTACGGGATTCCGACGACGACCTGGTCGGAGAGTGCCTCCTCGCGAAGGGCCCTGGCCGACGTGCGCAGGCTTTATGATCGACTGGACCTGACGCGACTGGAGCAGAACGCGCGCCGCCTGCTCCAGGACCACGGCCGATCGTTCGATCATCCGTTCCTGATCGCTCACCACACGCGCGACAAGATCGGCGCTCGCCCGTCCGTGCGCGTGCGGGCCTGCAACTTGTTGTCGGGCGTAATGATGATTCCCGTAGCAGTCCACGGCCAGCAGACGCGGTGGGAGCCCATTCATGTCGACTGGGAGCCGTTCGATGGCGAGGTGTACTCACTGGACGTGGCGCGCTACGCTCACTACGTGGCCGATGGCCTAGTAACCCACAACTGCTTCTATGGCTGGCGTGAAGGCGCGGCGCACTGGTTCAACCCGGAGATCAAGAACGCCACCGACGTGTGGGTCGTCAAGAAGGTCAACCCGGCGGCGATGGTGCACTTGACGGAGAAGCCGGTAGAGTTGGCCCTGAGGGCGCTGACCTACTCGTCGCGGGCCGGCGAGGTGGTGTTGGATTTGTTCGGCGGCTCGGGCTCGACGCTGATCGCGGCCGAGAAGCTGGGACGCCGGGCGCGGCTGATGGAGATCGATCCATCGTATTGTGATGTCGTGATTTCTCGCTGGGAATCTCATACTGGCAAGAAAGCGGTGCTTGAGTCGTCCGGGGAGCCCTTCCAAGTAGTTCGAGCGAATCGCAGTTCTGTGACTCAGTAAAGCTCCGAACGTCATCCGCTTTGCTTTTTCCACGTATGCTTGCTCTAAGTCCGCAAGTTCCTGGCCCGGTTGCAAAGGCGTGCAAGCGATGCCAACGAGAATTGCCGATCGAGCAGTTCTATCGGGTCCGCTCGAACACTCTGTCGTCCCGCTGCCGTTCTTGCCACGGTGTGGAGGTACGTCAGTGCGTCATATGCGGGGCAGAATTTGAAGGAAGAGCCGGGCGAAAACTTTGTTCGGAACGGTGCAGGAAGCTTTACCGGCCGCAAACCTTCTTGACGTGCCGTGATTGCGGGCGGACTTTTGGTCCGGTTGATCGTCTTACCCGTGTGTACTGCTCGTATGCCTGCAAAGCGCTGGCGCAGGCCGTCGGTCGTCGGCCGCCCATGCAGTGCAACCAAAAGGCAAAGGCTGCCCAGCGCATCGTTCGCTACCACGTCCAGACCGGCCGACTTCAGCGCCCAGAGTGCTGCTCGTGGTGTGGCCGGTACGGACGCGTCGAAGCCGCCCATGAGAACTACGATCAGCCGCTTGAGGTTCGCTGGCTCTGCACCTCGTGCCACCGTAAGTGGGATTGGGCCGATCCGAAGGGAGGTGTGACTGCATCGAGCGGACGAGACCTCGAACAGTTGCAGAATGGCGCCGCTGAGTATCGATCGTGAGATCGAGCGCTGCCGGCGCGAGATTGCCGAGATTAAGGGCCTGCTGTCGAGCGGTCACCGGGACGTCGCCGGGCTGTGCCTGGCGCTGGCCGACTGGAGTGCGGAGCTAAGGCTGCTCGAAGAGGAACGCCGCCGGGTGCACGACCCAGCGGCGTCAGGGATGCGGTGATCAGTTGCGGCGCCCGTAGCGCCGGCGCAGCCAGCCCAGATACAGGCGCCCGACGAGGCGCCACAGGCAGCCCGGCTGGGATGGCTCCGGCGAGGGCGCTTGCCGGGGCATGAACTCGGCCAAGCCGGTGTGGCTGCACATCTGGCAGCCCCGGCCCAGGCAGGCCGAGCAGGGGGCGGGCGGGTGCTGCCGCAGATACTCAAGCAGCAGCTCTCGCCCCTCGTCGTCGTGGTCTTCGAATTCGATCATCATGGCGGGCCACCTACTCGGTGAGGAAGTAGACGCCGGCGCCGTCGTCGCCCTTGCGGCGGGTGACTTTGTGTCCCATCTTCTTGGCGAGCGCGCCGGAGAGGAAGCCGCGGACGCTGTGTGGCCGCCAGCCGGTGGCGGCCATGAGCTCCTGGAGCGTGGCGCCCTCGGGCCGGCGGAGCAGCTCGATCACCTGGGCCTTCTTGCTGCCCTGGCGGGCGGTGGCCTCCTTGCTCGAGCCCGCCTTTTTTGGCGCGCCCTGGGCGCCCGGTTCGCCAACAGTGGCCACCGTGGGGGCCGGCGCCAGGCGCTGGATGGCGCGCCAGATGCGGGCCACGGCGGTCTTGCGGTCGGTAAACCTTCGCACCGGCTTGAGGTCGTCGAAGGGGACTACGCCGGCGAAGTTGTTCCAGACCTCGACCAAGCGATCGAGCGGCCAAGTGGCGGCGAGCTTGGCGAGCTCCTTCTCGCTCGCAAAGTGCGCCTCACCGGCGGGCAGCCCCTCGCCGTCGAGGTAGGCGGTGATGTTGTGGTCGGCGTCGATGGAGAATCTGGGCATCGCAGTCCTCCGGTTTCAGAACTCGATCTTGTCGACGATGCGCCGCGCTTCCTCCGGGCTGAGGGGCGCCGCCTGGGGAGTGACCTCCCAGCGCAGGCGGGCGGCGCTGCGGATGCGCACCGGCCGGTTGGTGCCCAAGTTGGTGGCCTCCCAGCCGCCATAGCGGGATTCCTGGTTGATGCGGACGCGGGTGAGCGCGCCGCTGACTTTGGCGACATAGATGCCGCCGATGCGGACTTCGTGCTTTTTCATGTGTGTCTCCTGGTGTGGGTGTTGCGCACAGCGACCCCAGTCATCGCTCAGCTTCGACGGAAAGGCAAGCAGAATCTGACAACTCGATCTCGCGTTGTTTCAAACAGATGTGGGTGCGGATGATTTAGCGGCGATGTACAGCGACGAGCAGCTTCAGGCGCTGCGCGATGCACTGGCCAACGGCGTGCGCCGCGTGCGATTTGAGAATCGCGAGATTGAGTACCGCACGGTCGAGGAGCTGAAGGCAGCCATCGCCGCGGCTGAGGCGGAGCTGGCCAAGAGCAAAGGGGCGGTGGTGAGGCAGATTCGCGTCTCGACAGAGAAAGGATTCTGAAGCGTGGGTTTCTGGAAGCGGTTCCAGGCGGCGGCGTTTCCCCGTCGGCGGGCGGCGGCTGAGTATGAGGCTGCGGCCGCGACGCGCCGCACCACGGGGTGGCTGCCGGCGACCGGCGACATCAACACGCTCGTCTTCCGGAACCTGGACACCTTGCGAGCGCGCTCGCGCGACATGGTGCGCCGCAATCCCTGGGCGGCGAACGCCCTGGATGCCTTTGTTGGCAACTCGATCGGCACGGGGATCAAGCCGCAGTCACTCCATCCGGATGCGCCGATCAAGGAGCGGATTCAAGCGCTGTGGCTGCGCTGGACCGATGAGGCCGACGCCAGTAATCTGACCGATTTCTACGGCCTCCAGGCGCTGGCCTGCCGGGCGGTGATGGAGGCCGGCGAGTGCTTGATCCGGCTGCGGCCGCGCCTGCCGCGGGACGGCCTGACAGTGCCCTTGCAGCTCCAGTTGCTCGAAGCTGAGCACTTGCCGACGGGCGAGACCAGAAAGCTCGAGAACGGCAACTACATTCGGGCCGGCATCGAGTTCGACCAGATCGGGCGGCGCGTGGCTTACTGGCTCTACCGCGAGCACCCTTTCGATGCGCTCAACCCGGTGGCCTCGACCGAGCTGGTGCGCGTGCCGGCCGATTCGGTGTTGCACCTGTTCCGCCCCATTCGGCCCGGCCAGTTGCGCGGCCAGCCGTGGCTCACCCAGGTCCTGGTGAAGCTCTATGAGCTCGACCAGTACGACGATGCCGAGCTGGTGCGCAAGAAGACGGCCGCCATGTTTGCGGGCTTCGTTTTGAAGAACGCCCCCGAGGATCAGGTGTTGGGCGAGACGGCGACAGACCAGAGCGGCACCGCCCTGGCAGGCCTGGAACCCGGCACGCTTCAGGTCTTGCTGCCCGGCGAAGACATCAAGTTTTCGACGCCGGCCGACGTGGGCGCCAGCTACGAGACCTTCATGCGCGTGCAGTTGCGCTCGATCGCTGCCGGCATGGGGATCACCTACGAGCAGTTGACCGGGGATCTGACGGGCGTCAACTACTCCTCGATCCGCGCGGGGCTGCTCGAGTTCCGCCGGCGCTGCGAGCAGTTCCAGCACCAGGTGATCGTCTACCAGTTCTGCCGCCCGGTGTGGCGGCGGTGGATCGAGGCGGCGCTGCTGAGTGGCGCGCTGCCCAAGCAAGGCGATGTCGCGCCCTACTACGACGCCAAGTGGATTCCGCCGGGCTTTGCCTGGGTCGATCCCTTGAAGGACATCAAGGCCCAGGTGATGGCGGTGCGGGCGGGCTTTAAGAGCCGCGCCGAGGTGGTCTCCGAGCAGGGCTACGACGCCGAGGCGATTGATCGCGAGATCGCGGCCGACAATCAGCGCGCCCGGGAGCTGGGCTTGAGCTACGACACCGACCCCGGCGGCGATAGCGAGGAAGCATAATGCGACGCGAACAACTGCTGCGTCTGTTCGGCGCCAAGCCGTTGCTGATCGAGGCAACGAAGCTCGATGCCGCTTACGGCATGCGGAGACCTTATGCGCTTCAGGAGGGCGTGGCCGTCATCGACATCGCTGGTGTGCTGGCCAATGAGCCGTCGCTGTTTGATGCCCTCTTCTTCGGCGCCACGGCCTACGGGCAGATCTTGGAGGAAGTCGAGCAGGCCGTCGAGGACCCTGACGCGCGCGGCATCCTGCTGCGCGTCGACTCGCCGGGCGGGGATTCAGAGAACGCCTTCGAGACGGCTGCCGCGCTGGCCGAGCTTGCTCGCCGGAAGCCCACCTGGGCCGTGGCCGACAACTCGATGTTCAGCGCGGCGTACTTGCTGGCGACGGCGGCGGAGCGGATCTACGTGCCGGAGTTCACCGGCGGCGCCGGCTCGATCGGCGTCTACGCCGAGCACCTGGATTGGAGCGAGTTCAACCGCAAGCTGGGCGTCAAGGTCACCTATATCTCAGAAGGCGAAGGCAAGACCGACGGCAACCCGAATGAGCCGCTCTCGGACGCGGCGCGGGCCACGCTCGCCTCCGAGGTCGCCCGGCTCTACGGGCTGTTCGTGCGTTGGGTGGCCACGCGGCGCGGCTTGAGCGAGCAGGCCATTCGAGAGATGGGCGCCGCCCTCAAGTATGGCCCCGATGCCGTGGCCGCCGGCTTGGCCGACCGCACGGGCACCTTCCGCACGGCGCTCGCGGATCTGGCCGCATTCGTTAGACCCACTTCGATTCCACAAGGAGGGAAACGCATCATGACCGAAGGAACGGTTCGGGCGGAGGCGCCCGAGCCCACCATTAATCTGGAAGCGATCCGCGCCGAGGCGCGCCGCCAAGGCTATGCCGAGGCGCGCGAGATCGTCGAGCTGTGCGCCCTGGCTGGCCTGCCGGCCAAAGCCACCGCGTTGCTGGCGCGTGGGGCTACCCCAACGGAAGCGCGCCAGTTTCTCGTCGAAGCCCGCGCGGCCGAAGACGCTGCCGAGATCCGCTCGCACGTGATGCCGGACACCGGGACCAGCGCCAAGCCGACGCTGGAGAACAACCCTGTGGTCAAGGCCGTCGAGCGGCTGGCCAAAGGAGGAGTGAACTGACATGGCTGCCAAAACCGAATCCAACTACCTGGGCGACTGGCTGAAGTTCGAAGAAGACAACCTTTACAGTCGCGACCAAGTCACCGTGGCTTCCGGCCAGAACCTCAAAACCGGCGCCGTGGTCGGCATCATCACGGCCACTGGCAAGGTCACCCAACTTGCGCCTTCTGCGAATGACGGCTCTGAGAACGCCGCCGGAGTTCTGCTTGGCGATGTCGATGCCAGCGCGGGTGACACGCCGGGCGCGATCATCGCGCGGCACGCCATCTGCTCCGACAAGGGGCTGGTCTGGCCGAGCGGGATTACCGGTCCCCAGAAGAACACCGCCCTGGGGCAACTGAAGGCCCTGGGAATCCTGGTCCGCGAAGGAGCTTGAGAAATGCTGAATCCCTTCTCTTCCGATGCTTTCGACATGGCGGCCCTGACCGCCGCCATCAACAAGATCCCCAACACCTACGGGCGCCTGGAGCAGTTGAACCTTTTTCCGCCCGTCGGCGTGCGCACGCGCACCATCATCATCGAGGAGATGAACGGCGTGCTCAACCTGCTGCCCACCCGGCCCGTGGGCTCGCCGGGTACGGTGGGTACCCAGGGCAAGCGTAAGGTGCGGAGCTTCGTGATCCCGCACATCCCGCATGACGATGTCGTGCTGCCCGAGGAGGTCCAGGGCATCCGCGCCTTCGGCTCGGAGACCGAGCTTGATGCCTTGGCCAATCTCATGGCCCAGAAGCTTCAAACCATGCGCGCCAAGCACGCCATCACGCTCGAGCATCTGCGCATGGGCGCGCTCAAGGGCGTGATCCTCGACGCCGACGGCTCGACCCTCTACGACCTCTACAGCGAGTTCGAGATCACGCCCAAGGTGGTCAACTTCGCCCTGACCACCGCCTCGACCGAGGTGCTCGTCAAGGTGCTTGAGGTCCGGCGGCACATCGAGGACAACCTCAAGGGCGAGTTCATGACCGGAGTGATGTGTTTGTGCTCGCCGGGGTTCTTCGACGCCCTGACTACGCATCCCAAGGTCAAGGAGGCCTACCAGCGCTGGCGCGAGGGCCTGGTGCTGTTCTCGGACAACCGCACGGGCTTCACCTTCGGCGGGGTGACGTTTGAGGAGTACCGCGGCCAGGCGACCGATGCCAGCGGCACGGTGCGCAAGTTCATCGCCGACGATGAGGCGCATTTCTTCCCGCTGGGCACGGCCACCACGTTCCGCACTTACTTTGCCCCGGCGGACTTCAACGAGACGGCCAACACGCTGGGCCTCGCGCTTTACGCCAAGCAGGAGCCGCGCAAGTTCGGGCGGGGGACCGACCTGCACACGCAAAGCAACCCGCTGCCACTCTGCTTGAGACCCGAATGCCTGGTGCGCGGCACCAAGGCCTGAGTGATGGCTGACTGGGCGTCGCTCGTGGGCAGGCTGAACGAGCAGGTACTCTCGACGTTCGGCCGCGAGGTCACCTACACACCGCAGGCGGGCTCACCGTTCGCGCTGTCCGGCATCCTGGACAGAGGGGCTCGGCCAGAGAACGCCGCGCCGGGCGTCTACGCGTTGCTGTTTGTCAGGGCGGCGGCCTTCGTCGAGCCGCCCGCGCGGGGCGATGAAGTCACCGTGGGCGGCTCGGTGTACAAGGTCGTGGACCTCGAAGCCGACGCCGAGGGCGGCCTCCGGCTGGTGCTGCATTTCAACCGGGCGGTGTGATTCATGCCGAGCGTTCGCATCTGGTTCCGCAAGCAGCTCCGGGTGGATCATCTGAACTTCCGCCAGTTCCAGATGCTCAAGCTCGGCGCCGTGGGGCTGGCGGCGGTGAAGAACCGACTGGCCGCCGGCCTGGGGCCTGGTGACGCGCCGGCTAAGCCGCTCACCAAGCGCTACGCGATCTATAAGAGCAAGCGCTTGAGGCGGCGCGCCGTGCGCGACCTCTCGCTCACCGGCAGCATGCTCGGCAACCTCTCCGTGCGCACGGTGAGCGAGCGCGCGGCCAAAGCGGCCCTCACCTCCCGCAAGGAGCGCATCAAGGGACTGGCCAACATGCGCCGTGAGCCTTGGCTGGTTTTCTCGCCGCGCAACCGCGCCGCGGTCATCGAGGCCGCCCGCCGCATCCTGCGTGAGGTCACGCCCCGGCTGGTCGTCGAGCGCTTCCTCGGAGGCAGACAGTCATGATCAACCCGGCCGAGCTGGTCGATGCGCTGGTCGCCAAGCTGCGCGCGATCCCTGAGCTGGTCGCGGAGATGGAAGGGGATCCGGAGCGGATCTTCGCCTACCATGACCTCTACCCCAAGCGCGTGAGCCTGCTCCTGGCCATCTATGAGATGCCGGTGCCCTCGATCCTGGTCGCCTGGCAGGGAACCACGCCGGGCAGCTTCGGTGCAGGCGAAGCCTGGAAACATAACCTCTCGCTTTACCTGCGCGCGCGGGAGACGCTCGAAGGTGACCCGCCCACGGCCTACTACCGCTTGTTCGATCTGATCGTCAACGGCGTGCCGGCCGCGAGCGCGCTGAAGATGCTCCACACCACGGTGCACCCGCGTTGCCACCCGATGGATCTGCCCTCGATCCAGCGCGCCAGCGACGAGCAAGGAACCGACTATTTCGAAGTCACGATGAGCTTCACCGAGATGGGAGACTGAGATGCCCGCCAACATTCGTGAGACCAAGATCGGCTTCGGCTACAAGAAGCAGACCGATTTGCAGACGCCCAATGCGGCAGGCGACATCTGGAGCCTGACTAAGACCAATGCCGCGCTTTCGACCGTAACGCTCAACACGGAGAACGATGCGGTCGAGCTCGGCAAAGGGCACGAGTTCGCCACGCAAGTCTTCAAATCGCACTGGGACGTGAGCGGCTCGGTTGAGAAGTTTCTCACCAGCGAGATCGCCGCCTGGGCGTTTGTCTTTGGCTTGGGCGGCAAGGTGAAGAGCGGCACGCCGCCGGCGATCACCTACACTTGTACGCCACAGGATCCGGTCACGGGCGGCATTGAGCTGCCGGCGTTCTCCTTTATCGAGCAGATCCGGCCGGGCGCAAGCGTCGTGCTTGACCGCATGGCGGTGGGCTGCGTGGTCGAAGATTTCACCATCACGATCGGATCGGGGCCGGGTCGGGCGAACTCGCGCATCGCAATCAACTTCGCCGGCTCGGGGAAACTGGTCGAGCCGAGCGGCATCACCCTTCCCGCCGGCACCACCGAGCACCTGCTACCCGGCGCGAGCGCCCAGGTCACGATCAACGGCGTGGACTACGCGACCAGCCGCAACCTGGTCTCGCTCGAGCTGGGCTTCAAGAACAATCTCAGACTCGATAGCGGCTTCTACCCCGGCTCGGGCACCCGGGACGGCGCGGCCATCCGCGGCCGGATGGAGTTCGGCGACCGGGAGGCCTCGCTGAAGTTTGTGGCCCGCTTTGAGAACGGCTCGACTGAACTCACGAAGCTCCACAACCAGACCACGGGCACGGCCGTGATCAGCCTCCAGGGGGAGTTGATCTCGGGCAGCGACTACCACTCGATCGAAGTGACCTTCCACAAGGTCGCCTTCCGCACGGCCGTGGTCGGCGACACCGACGGGATTGTCACCGTCGAGGTGGAATGCCAGCCGCTGTGGGAAACGACCAACGGCCTACTCACGGCTGTGGCAAAAACAGCTCAGGACAACATCGGATAGTTATGTTCGATTCACAGAAAGAAATCCACGTGCAGCTTCGCTCCGCCGATGGCGCGCGTACGGTCAAGGTCCGCTTCCCGACCGATGAGGAGTGGATCGAGCGCCAGCGGCGCCGCAAGATCATCATCAAGCAGCTCGGGCGCGGAGTGTCGGAGACGACCATCCCCAACGCCGAGGAAGTTGATGCGGCTTTGTTCCGCAAGATCCGCGCCGACGATGGCGATGAAGTCGATGCTTACGAGGCCAGCCGGATCATCGAGCAGTTGAGCCAGGCCGAGGTGGATGACGTCGTTGCAGAGGGTGCGGCCTTTCGCGTGCTCCTGCGCGTCCCCGGCGGGACCACGGTACACGTGTTGCGCATGCCGAGCGCCAAGGACGTGATCGAGTACCGCCGCGGTTTCGCCCGCATTCTGGACCTGCCGTTCAACCGCCAGGAGCTGACCGTGAATCTGGCGGCCGCCGGGGCGCTCTACCAGAAGCTCTGCCAGACCAGGGAGGGCTACGCCGGTGCCGTCCCGATCATCCACCAGGCCGTGGCGGTGAAGGCGGCCATCGATGCTCTGGAGGCCGGCTTTGAGGAGCGCGACCCAAACTCTTGAGCGGGGAGTGGCCGGAGCGGCCCTCCCTGCGCTACCTGGTCTACTGGTCGCTGCGGCGGGACCAGTTGTGCGATCCCGGACTCTGTCCGGATGCGCCCGACGGCGGCCGCTGCGACCACTGCCCGCTCGACCGCCTCGATGCGGCGCAGTCTTCCGAACCCGGTCAACTCCTTCGCCGGGCGCTCGATCTGCGGGCGGCGCTGAAGCTCGGCGTAAGGCTGTCGCTCGATGAGATCGCGGCAGATGAGTTCCACGCCGTGCTGATCATCGAAGAGGAGCAGACGCGCTTCGACGAGGAGCGGCTCAAGCGCCATGACTGATAGCAAGCTCGAAAGCGGCTATTGCCCTGATAAAGGATTCACCACCGGCAGCCCCTCCAGGGTGGCCACCTCGGAGAGAGCTCTGTCGGAGGTGACCAGTTGGGATGCCGCCCCACGGCGGTGCAGGTCGAGGGCCACGGACAATTGCAGGGCATCCAGCGTCCGGAGCGTATGTTTCACCGCGTGGGTTCGCACCAGCGCTTCTGCACCTTGAAAGTGACGGCGGGCCATTAGAACGACTTCGAACCGGCCCCGAGCCAGATCGGCATAGAACCGCCCTCGAAGCTGTTCGAGCGCTGTCTTGTCGATCATTCCCATCCTGACCTTGGTGGCGAAAACGGATTCGATCTCAACCAGGGAAAGCTGCGAGATGATCAACCGAGCATCGGGTGCTTCCATGAGCGCTTCCATGCGCTCACTTCCGACTTCCCAATGGTAGAGTTTTGCCAGTGCGCTGGTGTCAACGAAGTAGCCCGGCACCTAACGTTCGTTCCGCTCTGCCGCGAAGTCGGCGTCTAGGGGACCGGGGATCTTCGCCAGCGCCCGCCGCACCGCCTCCAGGGACACGCTGTGGTCGGCGAGGGCCTCGAAGCGCTCGGGTGGCTCAAAAGCGAGTTCGTCGTTGGCGAGGTCGTCCAGAATGATCACGCTTACGAGCTGATGCTCGTCGAGACGCAGCGGTTCGACAGGCCGCAAGATGCCGCCCTCGTAAACAGCCTGTAGCTTCCGCACCATGACTTCATTCTAACCCAGGCGGCGCGCCATGGCTGACAGCAAGCTCGATCTGGTGGTCACCGTTGATGCCGACAAGGCCAACGCATCCATCAAGAGCGTCAATGCCGGCCTGTCCTCGATCGAGACCACTGCCGTAGGCGCGGCGCGCGGCGCCACGAGGAGCATTGACGGCATGACCGCGGCCATGGTCAAGGGAGCCACCGCCGGCAACCTGCTCGCCGATGCAATCCAGCGCGCGCTCGGCTGGGTCAAGGAGTTCACCTTCGGCTCGGTGATGCTGGCGGCCGAGAATGCCAAAGCCGAGGCCGGCGTGCGCGCCATGGCGCAAGCGCACGGGGTGAGTGCGGCGGCGGCGGCCCGGCATGTGGCGGCTATCGAGCAGATCGGCTTCGAGTTCACCGAAGCCGCCCAGGCGGTCAAGCGCTTCCTGATCGCAGATCTTGATCTGGCGAAAGCGGAGGGTCTTGCCAAGCTCGCCAAGGACGCTGCCGCCATCGAGAACGTGGCCGCCGACGAGGCGCTCGAGGCCCTCATCATGGCGATCGAGTCCGGCGCCTCCCGCGGCTTGCGCAGCCTGGGCCTGTTCATCAACTTCGAGCGGGAGGCGCTGGCCGAGCAGCTCCGGCTGGGCCGCGCCCTCACCGAGGCAGAGGAGAAGCAGGTCCGCTACAACGCCGTCCTGCGCGAGGGCGCCAAGATCCAGGGCGCGCACGCGGCGGTCCTCGAAACCGCGGCAGGCCAGCTCGGCGCACTCAGGCGTGAGTTTCAGAACCTGCGTGAGGAGATCGGCGCCCGCTTCCAGAGCGACCTGGTGGCGCTGCTCGGCCACTTGCGCGAGCTCGTGAGGTGGCTGCGGGACAACTCCGCCTGGCTGATCAAGCTCGCTCAAGCAGTAGCCGCGGTAGGAGCCGCCTTCGCCGCCTACAAGCTCGCGGACAAGATCCTGGCGCTGGCCAAGAGTCTCGCCGCGCTGAATCTGGCGACGCTGAACCCCTATGCCCTGCTGGGCGTCGCCGCCGTGGGCGCAGGCGCGGCCATCTATGCGCAGTGGAAGCGTGGCCAGGATGAGGTAGAGGCCCGCTTCTCGGATCTCGAACGGCGTGCGCTGCGGATGCAGTTGCTGGCCGGCAAGATCAGCGTGGATGAGCTGCGCCGGCGCGGGATGACGGACGAGCAGCTCCGGGAGCTCGTCGCCGGCCGGCGGGCCTTGCCGGGCGAACAGAGCTTCGAGATCCAGGGGCCCAAGGTCGCGCTTGAGGCCGCGCCGGATCTGGAGAGCCTGAAGCGGGCCGCCGAGATCCGCAAGCGGCAGATGGAAGCCGTGCGCGCGACGCGGGAAAGCGCCCTGGCTGCGGAGGCGGAAGCGCTCAAAGGGCCGGCGCGGGCGCTGCTGGAGGTCCAGCGCGAGGCCCAGCGGCTGACGACGTTCGTCGATGAGCGCGGCGTGATCCATCGCTACGCGCTGCTTGCCGAGGCCCGTCACAACCTCGAGCGCGAACTCCAGGCCAAGCTGCGCGCGCTCCAGAAGGAGACCATCGAGGAGACGCTCAAGCGCTACGAGGAGGAATACGAGCAGCGTCTCGCCTGGGAGACGGAGCTTTACCAGCGGCGGCTTGCGAGCGACGAGGACACCGCGCGCCGGGCGCTCGAGCACACCGAGCGCGTCTACGGTTTCGAGCTCGAGCGGGCCGGCTGGGTGCGCGATGCCCAGTTGCGCCAGGCCGAGGCCGCCGACGCGCAGACGCTTGAGCAGAAGGTCGCGCTCGAGCAGCGCAAGGCTGCGATCGAGATCGAGTACCTGGAGCGGGTCCACGAGATCAAGCAGCGGCTGTTTGATCTGGAGACCTCGCGCATGGTGCTCGAAGAGGAAGCCAACCTCCGGCGCCTGGGCTACCGTGCCGACGAGGTCCGGGCACAGATTGCCGAACTCACAGAGCAGCGCGAGGAGATCCGCCGCCAGCAGCAGGAGGCCACCGACGCCGCCACTCAGGCGGCGCGTGAGAATGCTGCCATCCGCCAGGCAGAACTCGTCCGCGACCACAACCGGCAGATCTTCGAGTCCCTGAAGCGCCAGGCTGAAGGCGTCTTCGATGCCTTGCTGACGAAATCCCAGTCGGTCTGGTCGGCCATTGCAAACGCGCTCAAGACCGCGATCTTGACGGCAATCAAAGAGATTGTGACTTCGCGCGTGGCCGCGATGCTGATCGAGTTATTCACCGGCGCGCGAGTCACGTTTGCGGGCGCGGGAGGCGGCGGCGCGCTTGGGCGGCTCGGCGGCATTCTTGGCGTGGGCGCGGTGCCAGTCTTTGCCGGGAGCGCGCCGGCCGCCACGCCGCCGTTTGTGCCGAATAGCCGCGGTCGCGGCTTGGCCGGCCTCGTCTCCGGCTGGAAAGATTTCTTCGGCATCGGCGGCAGCGTGCAGCTCGGCCCCGGCCTGGCCACGACCTGGCAGGCAGCGACGCTCTGGCAGAAGCTTTCTGCCATCGGCCACTCACCCGCCGCGGCCCTAGGCGGCGGTCTGCTGGCCCTGGCGGGCTTCCAGCGCGGCGGTCTTTCTGGCCTCGCAATGACCACGGCCGGCGGCGCGATGCTGGGCTTCAAGTTCGGAGGCCCCATCGGAGCCGCGATCGGCGCCGGCATCGGCGCAATCGCCGGCACGGCTCGCCTGTTCGTCAAGAGCGCCGAGGAGAAAGCCCGCGAGAAAATCCGCGCCACTTACGGCGTCGACATCCGCGACAAGGCCGTGCTGCGGCAGATCGTCGAGACCGCCAAGCAGGCCTTCGGCGGCAATCTGGACGCGGCCATTCGCAGTCAGCAAGTCCGCGATGTCATCGAGCTGTACGCGATGGCCACCGGACAATCGACCGCCGGCCTGCCACCCAGCATGCGCCCGGTTTCGCTGGCCCAGCAAGGCGGCGCGCTCTTCCAGCAGACGCTCACCGCAGGGGCGGCGCCTGCGCTGGACCGCATCTCTGCCGGTACGCCGCAGGCAGCCGGCCCGATCGTCATCAACATCAGCGTGCCGGGCGCCAAGGAGTTTTTCGAGAAGGAGACCGTGCGCGTGGTGGTCGAGAATCCCCGCGCCGTGCAATCGGCGGCGCTCACCGCCACCCGCGCCAACGCCGGACGGCGTGAGCTGACCGCGCTCCAGCTCAGCCCCGGCACGCTCACCGCATAGGAGGGCCTATGGCCACCATCCGCCGCCACTACGACGCGCTCCGCAAGACCCTGGGCGCCGTGATGATCCTCTACCTGCTCTTCCTCGGCGTTCAGTTCGCCCTCGCCATGCACGACGGCGCCCAGGCGCAGCAGACCGATCGCATTGAGCAGCTCGAACGGCGCATCGACCGGCTCGACCACGAGATCGAGCGCCTCGATGCCGCCCAGCGCCTGACCCGCATCGAGACCTACATCGAGACCACCAAGGAAGCTCAGGCCGCCAACCGCCAGATGTTCCTGCTTATCCTGGCCACCCTTACGCTGATCCTGGTCGGCGTGATCCTGCTGCTGGTGGGCCGCGGGCCGCGCGGCATGAACTCTCCGCCCGCACGCGGCGCCGACTTCAACGCCGCCGTGGCCGTCGTGCTCCAACACGAGGGCGGGTATCTGGAAGACCACACGACCGGCGAGATCTCGAAGTTCGGCATCACCGCCGAGTTTCTGCGCTCGATCGGCCTGCCGCATGACCGGGACTCGGTCCGCAACTTGACCTTGGAGCAGGCAATCGCGATCTACCGCGAGCACTGGTGGGAGAAGTACGGCTTCGAGCGCCTTCGGGATCAGCGGCTGGCGACCAAGCTCTTCGACCTGGCGGTGAATCTCGGGCCGCAACGTGCAACCCGGCTTCTCCAGCAGGCGCTCGTGCGCTGTGGCGCTCACCTGGAGGTGGACGGCCTCCTGGGCGAGCGCACGATCGCGGCTGCCAATCAAGTTCCGCCTGAATGCGCACTCACTCAGTTGCGCGCGCTGGCCGCCGAGCACTACCGCTCTCTGGCGGCCAAAGACCCGAAATATCTGCCGTATCTCGAAGGTTGGCTCAAGCGGGCGTCCCAGTAATGAGTAATGCCGGGATCGGTTGAGAACGCCGCGCCCTCCACGGTCCTGCCGTGGAGCCTGTCGCGCGCCTTCGTGCGCAGCCAGGAGTACCCGGTTCTCGACAACGAGTACGCGGGCGGCGAATCGCAACGCTCGGTGCTGGCGAGCACGAGCCGCAAGCGCTGGCGACTGTCGAAACGGCTCACGCCGGCGCAGCTTCAAGCGCTGCGCGATTTCTACGAGGCGCGCAAGGGGCCGCAGGAACCCTTCTACTTCTATGATCCCTGGGATGCCAGCCCGAAGTTCAGCTACGATCCGACGGGCCAGGCCACCCAGGGCCGCTACACCGTGCGCTTCGAAGACGGCTGGGAGCAGTCGGCCGGCATCGGCCTGATCGAAGTCAGCCTGGAGCTGGTCGAAATTGCCTGACTACCTCGGCAACATCCCGGTGCCCAAGAGTGCGCCGAGTGGAGTCTTTCCGCTGGTGCCAGACTACCCGCACGGCCGCGCGCAGGCGCCCGAGGTCGCGATCCACCAGTTCGGCTCCGGAAACGCCAAGATCGAACAGCGGTTCTTGCTGGGCGCCGGCGCCAAGCGCTTCACCGTGCGCAAGGCCCGGCTGCGCGAGACCGACCGGATCGCCCTGCGTGACTTCTGGGAGCAGCACTATGGCCCCTACGGCGCCTTCACCTACAACGCGCCGAACGACGATGGGGTCGGCACCACCGCTTACACATGCCGCTTCGCCAATGAGCCGCTCTCCTGGGAGATGCTCGGCGCGGCGGTTTGCTCCCTCGGCGTGACGCTCATCGAAATCCCCTCCTCCTCGCCCACCTACACGCTCAATCAGACCGTCAATCGGTTCCCTCCCGCCGCACTCCAGCAGGCCCTGCTCTCGCAGGTCCAGGAGATCATCCCGCTCGTGAAGATCGTCGCCAAGCAGCCCGGCTACCCGGCCATCTACGTCTCGGACCGGCGCGCGACCATCGGCAGCCAGCTCTACCAAGCCCGGCTTCTGGAATTCGACGGGATCGCGCAGTCGATCGGCAATGAGGCTGACGAGGCTGAGTTCACCTTCGGCAACGCCGACCGCGTCATGAGAGATCTGGCCAACGACGTGGATCTCTATCGGGCGGCGCTTGAGTTCTCGCTGTTCCATGTGGCGACCGGCATCAAGCTCGATCTATGGAAGGGCGAGATCATCGACTGGTCCTTTGATGCCGGCCCGGAGTTCCACGTCCGCGCCGCCGACGGCATCTACGAGCTGAACCTGCCCTACCCCACGCGCCGCATCTCGCGCACCTGCTGGAAGCAGTTCAAAGACGGCGCCGGTTGCCCTTACACGGGCCCCGACACCACTTGCGACAAAGGCTTCGACACGCCCAACGGCTGTCGAAGCCACGGGATGGATGACTACTTCGGCGGCATCCTGGCCAAACCCGTCGGCGTGCGCATCAAGGACAACTCGACGGGCACCTGGGGCTTCGGGCGCTCAACCATCACCAGCGTCTCGCTCGTGGCCGATTCGATTTACGACGAGGTCGTGCCGGAGATCTACACCGACTCCGACATGCCGGTCAACGCCAAGATCGCCTTGGGCCGAGAAGAAAGCGACTTCTATGCCGCCGTGGGCATTGTGGGCGAAGGGCCGCTCGGCGCTTACGGCACGGGCCACAAGCTCGATGGGCAGTATCATCACGGCTACCCTGGCTCACTTGGATTGATGGAAAGCCTCGGCCCCGACCCGAATCCCACACCCTTTGGCATCGATACCGACAATCCAGTCGAGCGCGCCGCGGGCACGGCCTTCGTGATGATGCGCCGCGCCGACGCCAAGGGGCTTCAGCTCTCTCGGCTGAGCGAGCATGCCATGGAGGTGGTGGTCGCCCAGGGCCTGAGCGGCTGGGTGTGGACGGCGCCCGGCGTGCGCTCGCTCCAGGTGCTCACCAACCCGGTCTGGATCGCCATCAACATGCTGCTCCGGGCGCGTGGGCTGCGCTTTGCCGATGCCGCCACCTGCGAGCAGTTCTTCGATGTCGATGCGGCCATCGCCGCTGCCCAGATCTGCGACGAGCAGGTGACGAAGCTCGTAGGCACGGGCGCCGAGACCCAGTTCAAATTCCGCGGCGTGATTCAGGAGGAAAAGCCGCTACGCGACTGGCTCCAGGAAGTCCTCATGAACTCGCTGGGCTACTACACCTTCGCCAACGGCAAGCTGAAACTCGGCGTGCGCGTGAACTCCTCTGCGGTTGAGGCCTTCACCGAAGGCAACATCCTGTTCGGGAGCCTCCAGTTGGGGCCGCTCAAGCCCAGCTTCAACCACCTGACCGCCAACTTCGCCGACGAGGATTTCAACTTCGTCGCCAACTCGATCTCGCTCTACGACATCGACCATGCAGCGCTCATCGGCGGCGGCGCCGGGCCGCTGTTCTTGAAATCTACCGTCAACCTGTCCGGCACAGCCTCGAAATCCCAGGCCGCACGGATCATCACCACCCGGCTGCGCGAAGAGCTCGGTGGGATCACACCGGCGGAATGGAAAGCCGCGCGCGAAATCGCATTCAAGACCACCGTGCTTGCCCTCTCGACCGAGCCCGGCATGGTCTGCTCGATGGCGCACCCCGACATGCCGGGCGGTTCGGGCGAGTTCCGCGTCACTTCCTGGCGGCTCAACCGCGACTACTCGATCGACATCCAGGGCCGCACGACGACCGATTCCATGTACGACCTGCTCACCGGGCCGAAACCGGCTGATGTGGTCCCCGAGCCGGTGCCTGAGGAGATCCTGATCGACACCGGCGTGCCGGGTGTCCTGAGCGGGACACCGAAGCTGGGCGACTACGGCACCTTCGCGCTCGACGACATGAGCGTAGCCCCGGACGCCTCGGGCAACCTGAACATCGTCGGCGCGCACGAGATCACGCTGGCGCTCTACTACGTGGATGAGCTGGCCGCCGACCTCTGGGCATCGATCGATGCCGCCGTCGATGCCGCGACCGACCCGCTGAGCGTGCCCTGCACCGTGAATCCGGCCACCGGTCGCCAATTCCAGGTCGGTGACTTCGTCGTCTTCAACGACGAGGCCCAAGATGCCGCCAATCCGGGGCGGCGTTCCTACGAGTGCGCCCAAATCACCGGCATCAACGCCAACCAGTTCACCTTCCAGCGCGCGTATGCCGGTGTGCCGAGCGGTCAGGCTACCTTCGGCACGCTCCGTTGCGCCCACCAGGCCGGCATTCGCTTCTACAAGCTCGACCGGAAGATCTTCACCTTTTCCGTGAAGAAGGGCTTCTTCCGGACGCCCGGGCTTCCGGCCCGCATCGAGGCCAAGCTGCCGAGTGCCTGCATCGTGGCGGCGGTGGCGGGCGTGGCCAACCACTTCGGCTACGGACCCTTCACGGTCTTCCCGCTCTCGCACCACAACGAACCATTCATGCCCGGCGACCGCACCTCGAACGGCGGCGCCTACACCTTCCAGATACCCGGCCCGCTCGCTGTGCAAGAGAACGTCGCCATCCCGATAAAGGTGCAGGATGCGGCGTCGATCCGCTGCATCTACGCCTACCTTCAGCAGGGCACCACCGACGGCCAGTCGGCCTACCTGGTCAAGATCAGCCGCGACGGCGGCGCCACCTGGGAGCCGCTCGAGTACATGGGCATCGCGCAGTCAATCCCGATGCCGTTCAAGACCACCTATGACTTCCTGCTGACGCAGGGCTACGGGCGACCGGAAACGCGCCGGCTGCCGTACAACGACTTTGGCGTTGTTCTCGCTCAGGCGGTCACTGCCGGCCCGAACCCGCAAACCGTCCACACCGCCTCCTACGGCGCGAACCGGCTCGGCCTCGAGGTAGGCGAGTTCGTGCACATCGACCTCGGCCGGGCCGACGAGGAGTACGTCAAGGTCCTCGCGGTTGACCCCGACAACCAGACGTTCACGGCGATCTTCACGAAGGACCACGCAGTGGGCGCCACCGTCCGCCCGACCATCTGGCCAACGCCGGTCCTCAACGAAGGCGACGACCTAGCCTTCGACATCCTGGATGTCGCCTCGCCTGATCCCGGCTCCGATCTGACCGTGGTGATCCAGACGTAGCGTGCCCGCGGAAGCTCTCCAGATCTTCGATCCCCGCCGGACGATGCACGTGCAAGGCTTCTCCGGCCGGGCGGCGACGACCACCATCCACGACGCCAGCGACACTGGCCTCTCGATCTCCGGCATTTTCCAGGCGGCCGAGGACTTCGCCGTCCTCTGCCTCTACAACGCCTACGACTACTTCAACCACCTCCGCCTGAAGCCTCTGCCGCGGACGGACCTCTCGGGGCTGAAACTGGAGTTCGACATCGAATACGACCACGCGCTTGACGGGGCCATGCGCTTCGACGCGCCGAAGTACCCCAGCGTCTCCTGGGACTCGATCACCTTCGTCACCGGCGCGGGCGACATCCACGAGGTGAAGCTGCTCGACCAGGCGGCGGCGATCTCCGGCACGGAGACGCCCGCCGGCCTCCAGTTGGACATTGCCGCAGAAGCGCCTGCCGAGGGAATCGATTACTACCACGTGTGGTTCCGCGATACCCGCTACACGGTCGCCCACACGGACGCGATCCTCGAGACGCAGCTTGCCCAGGACGTTCAAGGCGGCGGCGTGAGTTGGATATACGTCGGCTCAGCCGCGGGCTTCCGGGCCGGCGACTGGGTGTACATCGAGCGCACCGGAACCAACGAGGAGCTAGTCGCCGTGCTCGCCGTCGATGCAGCACAGAACCGCCTCCAAGCCAATGTGACGCTCGCCCATCCAGCCGGCAGCTACGTCACCCTCCGCGTCGAGGGCTACCACATCGCGGAGAAGTTCGCCGCCATCATCAATGATCCGGGGAGTCCCGCAGGACGCTATGGTCCCGGCCAGACCGCGGTGATCACCGCTCAGGGCGGCATCGGCCTCAATCGATCCGGCTATCTGCGCATCTCCTTCAAGCCTGACGCAAACTACGGCAAGCTGGGCAACCTCGACCGCGTGCTGGCGACCTGCGGGCATCAAGGGGCGGGTCAGCTTGCCGGCAACTGGCTCCAGAGGACCGCTCGCTTCACCGGCGGTGACACCGACAAGAAGTATCGCGTCACGCTCGACTTCACCGAGCCGCTGCTCGACAAGAACGGCCGAGCAGTCCCGATGAACGACTGCCGCAAGATCTACCTGGTCTTTGCGCCGCGCTTCGAGCGCATCGAGGAGGAGCTCGAAGACGGCTGCTTCCTCACCGCCGACGCCGCGCCGGGCGACACGGCCCTCCAGGTGGACGACACCGCAAAGCTCACCGGGGGCCGGTACTTCATCGGGGATTCCTCGAGCGAGGAGCGCTTGCTGCTGGTCTCCGTGGATTCCCCAACCCAGATCACCGTCGAGCGCGGCTACGAGAACTCTATGGCGGCCTCTTGGCCGGCTGGCACGCGCCTCAAGAAGGTCTCACCCGTCACCGGGGTGGCCGCCGACATCGAGTGGCGCGTCACGCTGTCGAACATCACGGTCAACGGCGACCGCCTGCTCAAGGTGGGCGGCGGCGCGCCCCGCATCGAGGAATCCGATGCGCGGTGCAGGTATGAGGGCTCCTGGGAGGACTACCGTTACGGCGCCGGCTGGCCTACCCAGTGGTGGAGCGGCGGTCATGCCAAGCGCACCACCAGTGGCACGGTGACGGTTCGCTACAGCTACCCCACCGCACACGACCTCTACCTGGGCACCTTCCTGAGCACGCTGTCTGGCGAGATCAGCGTCTCGGTGGACGGCGACACGCCAAGCATACATGACCTGTACCTCGACGAGTACGGCGGAAACACCGCCTGCATCCCGCTGCGCTCGGGTCTCTCTGGCGGCACACACACGGTAAGCATTACCGCCAGCGGCGGCTACTTCTACTTCGATTACCTCTGGCCGCTGGTACCGCCGGACGCGCCCGATCCGCCCCAGGTCTACGACAATGTCTCGCTCGCCATCGACTTCGACACCGACCACGGCTACCGCAAGCCCCCGGCCTGGCACCTGTGGCAACTCGAGCGGCTCGGCTTCCGCGGCCACGCCGACGTCTACATGGGCGTCTTCTGGAACAACAAGCGGCGGCGCGTGAGCGTGTCGTACCCCTACGCTACGGTCGAGTTCTCTGGCGACCCCGCCCCGGGCGACGTCGTGTGGATCTCGATCTCGGGGACGCAGGTCAACCACGCCATCGGCTACGGTGAGACGCTTCAGGACATCGTGAGCCACTTCCGAGCGGCCATCAACGGCCTGTTCGTGGGCGTGTGGGCCGACGATAACTTCGGAACGTCCACCACGCTACGGATTCAGTCGAAGGCGCCGTTGTGGGCCTTCCCGAACGTTGCTGTGAGCCCGCCGAATTCGGTTACCCTCACGTTGACCAACCACCTCGGCTCGCCCGGAGCCGAGGGTGACTGGGAGCTGATCGATGCGGTCACGCCGGTGATGATCGAGCCGGTCCGGCGCTGGATTCGTGACCTCGCCGGCGAGTTCCAGGCGGCGGGCATCCCGGCATCATTCGCCTTCTCGATGGAGGTCTACCGGCCGCCCGTTGAAATGGCCGCGCGCTATTGGGATGGGGTGCCGGTCGAACTACCTGTGCCCTCCACGCAGATGCACTTCGGCGCGCGCGTGCGGAGCTACCTCAAGCAGATGTACAAGGAATGCGCCGACCAGATCGCCGCCGCCGGCCTCGCCATCGTGCTCCAGTTCGGTGAGACCCAGTGGTGGTACTTCCCGAACGCCTCCGGCATGCCCTACTACGACGACGAAACCAAGTCCGACTTCCTCGCCCGCTACGGCCGACCGATGCACCGGTTTCTCGCCAACACCGACGATCCCAACGACGACCTCGAGACCGCCGACTTCCTGCGCGACCGCATCTGGGCCTACTGCCAGGAGGTGATCGCCTACGTGCGGCAGTTTCATCCGACGGCCGTGTTCGAGTGCCTTTGGCCCCTCGACGCCAACCAGGGCAAGCCGGCGCCCGATCCGGCCTTCCGCGCGCTCAACTTTCGCGTGAATCTGCCCAACGAGTGGAAGACCTCCGCCTACGGCGTGAAGTACTTCCGCGCCGAAGGCTTCGATTACGACGTCTGGCAGAAGAACGCCATCCGGATGCGGCAGACGATGGTGTTCCCGCTGACGCTCGGGCGGCCGCCGGAGGAGTGCATGTACCTGTCGGGCATCTACGGCCCGCCCGATCCGCCGATGGCGCAGGCCTACGGCATGTGGCGCACCAAGGGACTCTACTCGTTCTGCTTCTGGGCCTTCGACCAGTTCTGCCTGAACTCGCGCCCGGTGCCGCTGCCCGTCGCAACCCAAGCGGTAGCAACGGCGGTCGCCTACCACAAGCCCCGTGCGGCACGCGCGGTGGAGGCCGTGGTTGCGATTCCAATCCAGCCGGTCGGACGCGGAGCACTGAACACCAGGAGGTTCAATGAGTGATTTTCCCAACGCGCTGGACGGCCCCGCCACGCTCTATTCGCCCGTGGACGCCTTCTCGACGCGGCCGCTTGAAACCACCGCCACGCAGCAGGTTCTGGCCGGCGACACGACGATCAGCGTTGGCTCAACGGACGGCTTCGCCGCCGCCTATGGCATCCTCTCGATCGATGACGAGCTGATCGTCTATACCAGCAAGAACGCCACCCAGTTCACCGGCTGCCAGCGCGGGGCGTTCGGCACGCAGGCCGCGCAGCACGCCCAGGGCGCCATCGTGCGCGCCAACATGGTCGCGGCCTTCATTACGGCGCTCCAGTCGGCCGTGCTGGCCATCGAGAATGAGCTCGGCACTGCGGCGGCCTGGAAGTTCGTTCGGGCGATCGGCGACCAGATCGTCACTGGGATGAAGACCTTCCAGGATGGAGCGGCATTCGGCTCCGGCAGCAAGGCTGCGACTGGTCTCGTGCGCCTGCCAAACGCCGGCGCGGTGAAGTGGCGCAAGGCCGATGACTCCGGCGATCTCGGGCTCGCGCTCGGAGCGAACGACCACCTGGTGGCGGACGCCATCATCGACTTCGCGCTGGGCCAGACCTTCGGGGCGCCATCCTACCCGGATGCCACCACCACCAGCAAGGGCATCGTCCAGATCGACGCGACCGGCGGGATCGCCGTTAACGCCGGCGTAATCGGGCTGGCGAACTCCAGCGTGACGCCGGGCACCTATCCGAAGGTCACCGTGGACCAAAAGGGCCGCGTCACCGCCGGCGCAGCGCTCTCGGGATCGGACCTACCCGCGCACCAGCACGTCGCAAGCGACGTCACGAGCGGCGCGCTGGCGCTGGCCCGTGGTGGCACCGGGGCGAATCTCTCCGCCACCGGCCCCGGCTTCCTGCGCCAGGATAGTTCCGGAAGCCCCGTCACCGTCGGGACCATCGCTCTCGCGGACCTGCCGCCCGAGTTGCAGCAATCCGGCCCCTACCAGATCATCGGCGGAGCCTTCGAGAACATGGCGAAGTATTCGGAGGACTTCTCCGCCAGCGTCTGGGACCGCAACGCCGGGAGCTGCTCGGTGACGCCCAACAGCGTGATCGCTCCCGACGGGAACCAGACCGCGGACACGGTCACTGCCGTCAGCGACACGCCCGTGATCCAGCAGCAGATCGCCAGCCTGGTGGACGGCGGCACCTACACCTTCTACATCTGGGCGCGCGTCGCCTCGGGCACGCGTAAGGTCTCGCTGGCGATCGTGAACAACGGCTACACCGAATACCTGGCCGGCCCGACGCAGGTGACGCTCACCACCGCCTGGCAACGTTTCAAGATCACCTGCACGCTGGCAAACGGTCAGACCGGCCTCTGGATTGTCGTGCGCCAGTACACCGCCAACGGCGACGACTGGGCGACCGGCGACATCCACCTCTGGGGCGCCTGCCTCCAACAGGGCACTGATCCCCAAGAAGGCTACGCCCGCACCTGGTCCTCGCAAACGCCACACGTGAACGCCGGCCTCGCCGCGGGGCCTACCGTGATCGCCGCCACGGACATCACCACCTCGCCCCTCAAGATCCACGGCCCCGGCTCCAACCTCGCCGACAGCACGCTGCTCGAGCTCACCGCGGGCGGCGAACTCATCCTCGCTGGCGGTACCGGCAACGGCTACCGCCTGGCAGAGCTGATGGGCGCCACCAATCCCTCCGGCTGGGCCGGCGTCATCAAGGTCAAAACCCCCGCCGGCGCCACCCTCGGCTACATCCTGCTCTACTCCCACCCCTGACGATCCCCGCCCTCCTCGGCGCCTAGCACGGCAGCGTGGCCACCATCTGCGATAAATCGCCACCAACCCCATGCTATGATACGAGCTAAAGCTGCAAATCAGAGGCGCCGAGACCAGTCCGTCTCGGAAGGTTCTGAGAGGAAACACGTACGCTGGCTGTGGCGCTACGACGGTGCGCGGGGCCTCAGTTGAAAGTGGGGTGCCATGCCCAGCCAGTACAATCCTCGGTCGATTCTCCGCAACATTCCCAACGCTCTCCTGGAGCGATTCTTTGGGCAATTCCCCGAGTTCGGCGATTTCGATTGGACCGGGATCAAGGAAGCCCAAATTGAGCCGGTGTTTGAGCGATGGCAGGCGATGCCTGAGCCGCAGCGACACCGCGTGGACGTCGTGTTCCGTAAGGTGCATTCTCTGGCGGACTCGGTCGGCACGGCGGTGCTCATCGAGGCGGCTCGCGATCGCGGGTTGGAGATCTCGGCACAGATTAGCTCGAAGCAGAATGCCCACGAGCGGGCGCTCTGGTGCTACTTGGAGCACCCCCAGATGTTCGAAGACGCCCGCACTCTGGCGCATATCGACGCCTTGCCGCGGCAGTCCTGGGAGAAACGAAGGGGGCTTCCAAAGGGGCCAATTCAGGTTACCGACGCCATGCTCCAGGAATTGGGCCGGGAGATTTCCAACTTCTACCAAAAGCGCGATGGGCGCGGCCATCACTGCACCGTGGAGCACCGCCGCCGCGAGGGTGACTTCGATTCGTTCTTCGCGTATCCGTCAGACTACGCTGATGAGCGTGAGGGCTATGCTGAAGACGGCAGATTCCTGCGCCAGAGCTGGAGGCCCGCGTTCGAGGTGGTGTTCTCCCGCGAAAGCTCCACCGGTACGCTGGAGGCGTTCGCCAGGGGAGGCAGGAAGCTTCGCAGCGAACTCTCCGGGCGGTTCTCCCGGGTTGTTTTCGGCCAGGATGATCGTTCCGAGCCTTGGCAGAGCGAGAGCTTTGACCTGGAGCTCTTCAAGAATCCCAATCTCACATTCCCAACCGACCCCGCGGACAACATCGCCTCGGTGCGCGTAAGGGCGCTCCGGCTCCAGATTCACGGTCGCCCGGGCGGGCGGCTCACCTTCGAGGTCGATGCTCGAAACAAGGCGGCGTCGGTCTACGATCTGGTGGCAGCCACGCTGGATGAGCGGCGTACGCGGCTGGCGGATACAACGGTGCTCGGGGTGGTGATGGAGGCGGTATTCCGGACGCCCGGCGGAAAGGACCGGGGCATCACGTTCCGGCTCTCGGTGGGCGCGCACTGCGATCTCGGCGATAGCCCCGAGGAGCTTGTGCTCAGGCGCTATCTAAGGGTCTGGGGCATAGAGCGGGATGCGTGACGCTTGGCAAGATGTCCTCCGCCGTCTCGGCGCCGGTGAGCCGACGCTCACCTATGACGACGTGCATCGCTGGAGCCAGGAGGACTTCGAAAGGCTCAGCAACATTGGACTACTGCGCGAGGCGGAACTGGCAACGCACTTACTGTGTGATTCGTGCCCAGATCCGCACTGGGAAGAAGTGCACTGGACGGAGGACGGTCAGCGAGCCTTCATAGCCTGCCCGGAAGAAGGAACCGTTGATGTGGAGCCTGAACGCCTGCGTCGATGGCGCATCGACGCAGATCGGTTGGCTGCCCTGTTGGCCGGGGCACTCGAACTCGCTGGCCCGGTTCAGAACTTGCTCCTGGGCCGGCTTTGGTACCTCGGTCGCCGGCGCCTTGCCGGCCGCTTCCGTGACTTCTTCCTGGCCGTCCCCGACCACGAGGACGTCTCTCGAACACTCGCAGAGGCTAACCGGCACCTGACGTCTGGCGGCGGCTTGCTCATGTTCCTGCGGCAACCGGCACTGGAACCCGGATGGGGGATAGCGCGCCTGAGACACGTGGTCCTTTCGAATGTGGCATCGCTAGACGGAGGCCGACTAACCGTTGACCTTGACTACATCGAGGAGCTGCTCTCGCGCGAGGGTGACACGAGCAAAGCGCGGAAAGCCCGGAGTCTTGCAGTGCCGGACGGAGCGACGTGGCCCGAGGTGTCGATCGAGCTGTCTGACGCGACGCTCCGCATCGAGATCGGGGCTTTCATAAAGGAACTCAGCTTCGAGGAGGCTGGTTTCGGTGAACGGGATCAGCGGCTGGAGACCCTTCGAATCTTGGCTGCGAGTCGCGGCCGGCTTGTTCCCGACCGGATTGCGGGCAAACCTCTCGATAGGACCCCGATCAAGACTCGGGTCAGTCGACTCCGCTATCACCTCCAGGAACTGCTCCCCATCGAAGGCGATCCCATCCCGTACAACAGGAAGGCCGGCCTGTACGTTTGCAACTTCAGGCTGCGACTCGAACGCCAAGAGTTCCTGCCGATCCCGGCCGACAGCTCCTGGCTTGACCTCCGCTTCCATGAGTGCCGTGATGGCCGGCTCGTGGTGAGCGTGCCGGAAAGACAGACCTTCCGGGCTCGTGCGGTGGACCGTGGTCGTGGCGAGTGGGTCGAAGAGGTTGCCCAGCAAGACAAGGCCTCCTCCCATACCTACTCACTCGAGGATCTCGGCCTGAGAAATGCGCGGGGGCAATTCACTGCTGAGGGCAAGGCGCTGGTTGACTTGCTCCGCGGCCAGGGCAAGCTGAAGCGGCGGGGGGATGATATGGCCGTGCTGAAGTTGTCGAGGTGGCTCCAAGAGTGGACCGGCCTGGGTGGCGCCCCACTGGAATACAGCCAAAGCACCCAGAGCTGGAGCGTACGATTCGAGTGCACGAGCGAGCGCTGCCAGTAGGGTGACTTTTCACCGTCGCTGAGCACTGCCCCTGAAAAAACCTCGAACTATATTTCCCTACGGCTCAACAACTTCCCGCCATTGACCCTCCGGAAACGGTCCGCAGGGTGACTTTTCACCCTGCCAGTAGCAGAGGAAAAAATGAGCACGAATCCCTCTGCTACACCGGCCGAGAAGCCGGGTGCGCCACAGCAGCCGGAAACCTCGAATCCCGAATCACTCGTGCGGGAGGCGTTGGACGACATCGTCCTGGTGATCGGAGGCGCCGCCGCCATCCACGGGCTCGACGATGACTTGATCTGGTCGGTCATGAAGCGACTGGACCGGATTCGGGTGCATCCGGCCGTCGAGGAATTCCTCGTCCGCAACCGTATGGCCGTGGGGGAGTAAGGTCATGTTCAACCCCACCCCCAGCCCGAGCTTCGCCGATGTTGAGGCGGGCAAGATCATCCTCCGGACACCGTTCTCGAACCTGCTGCTCTGCAAACGGATTCCCGGCGCCTGGTGGGACGCCTCGCGGAAGGCCTGGACCTACCCCGCCACGCCTCGGCACGCTGCGCTGGTCCGCGCCACTATCCCCCGGCTGAGCGCCTCGGAAGACTTCGCTGCGCTCGTCGCCACCAAGACCGCCCCAGCCCGTACGGACCTGCCCGCCGGCCTCAAGACGCGCCCCTGGCGGCACCAGATCGCGGCTTACGAGTTCGCTATGGAGCGATTCACGGGCGGCTCACCGGGCGTAATGCTCGCCATGGGGATGGGCACGGGGAAGACCCTGGTCGCCTGCATGATCCTCCTCGGGCTGCGCGCCATGCGCACCCTCATCGTAGCGCCCCTG